GTTCCGAGAGTGATGCTCGGAATGTCAACGCCCATGATCGACCCGCCACCGATGGTGAATGACAGGTTGTTCCAACCACGGATTACGAAGTTGACAGCGTCCTTGAACCCCTGCTTTAGGCCGTCCCACATGCCACGCAGCGCGCTGGAAATACGGCCGGGAATGCTCTTGAACCAACCCACCAGGTCATTCCACTTTGACTTGACCCAGCTAGCGCCGGTCTCGACCCAACCGGGAATGGTCTGCGTGAAGAACCGGCCCAGGGGCTGGAACACGTTGGAGACCAGGTAGTTCCACCCGGCCAGGAACCCGGCCTTGATCAGGGTCCACGCCTGTAGAAGTCGCTCCTTCACGGCTTCCCAGTTCGCCGCCAGTGCAATGACAATGGCGATGATCAGCACGATAAGGCCAATGATCCAGAAGATCGGGTTAGCCAGCATCGCGGAGTTCATTGCCCACACAGCGATAGTCGCTATGCCGAATGCAATAGCCAGACCCAGCAGCGCCGCAGCAACGATCTTCACGACTTCCGGGTGCGCGGTCATGAAGTCACCGAGCCACTGCAAAGCAGGCTGTAGCGCCTCGCCGATCGTGGTGGCCATGGAACGCCAGACCACATCAAGGGACTGTGCAGCAGACATGCTCTCAGTGGCCTTAGCCGCTGATCCCGCCGCCTTGTCCATGCCCGATGCCGCAGCAGCAGCAGCAGGGTTCATCGCGAACAGCGCGTCCGTCTGCTCTCCGGCCATGTCGCCGAATAGCTGAACGGCTAGCTGAGCCTGCTTGGCCGGATCCTTTACGCCCTTGATAGCGGTAATGGCATCGCCCATGGCGGACTCTGCATCCTTACCGCCGGACTTCAGGCGTGCGAACATGTCCGAGGAATCGAGCCCCAGGGACTTGAATGCGGTAGCAGCCTGCGCCGTGTTCTCCGTAGTGATACGGCCGAATTCGTGGATGATGTCGGCGGCCTGGTCGATGTCCTTACCACCGGCCTTGACGAACTGAGACAGCATGCCGAACGCGTCGGCGCCGCTGATACCCAGTCGCTTGAACTGCTGTCCGTACTCGCCGACCACTTCAGTGATGTCGCCAACCATGGACTTAGGCAGCGTCTTGGAAGCCTGCGTCAGCAGGTCGAATGCCTCGGTACCATCCTTGGCCAGGCCGTTGGAAATCATCTTGCCTGCGGCTGTGGCAGCGTCGGCAACGTCTACGCCTAGCGCGTTAGCAACCGACATGGCGTCTTCGGTCATCTGCGTGGTCTCGGCCTCGGTCATGGAACCCAAGCCCTTTAGTGCCTGCGTGACAGCACCAACGGCATCCCCCACTTCAGTGATGGACTCACCGAACCCACCACTGTAGACAGCACCAGCAGCCTTACCGGCCGTGGCCGCTTCAGACTCGGTCAGGCCGTACTGACTCTGAAGCGTGGAGTTCACCGCAGTTAGGTCTACGCCTGCCTGCAATCCCTCCGAAAAGAGTGCGCCCACGCCTACACCAGCAGCGAGACCGGCCGCACCCTTTCCTAGTTCGCCTAGCTTGCTGTTAGCACGCTGGACACCGTCATCCATTCCACTTTCTAGTTCGCTGGTATCAACCCCGATGGAAACCATTAGGTCGTCTAGGGTCACTTCTCTGTGCCTCCAATCTGGCGGTTGTACGTCTTGACAGCGGAAAGCATTTCCCGCCAGTCCTGTCGCTGCCCCCGGTCCCACTTAGGCATGAAATCCTTGGGGGTTGAAGCCTTGGAGCCCTTACCACGGGCAGTGTTAGCGACAGTCGCCGTCAACATGGCAATCAGAGAGTCCATGCGCTCAGGACCCAACGGCCCCGAAACCATTTCGTACGCCATCCAATCCGTGATCTCACGGGAAGAGACGCGCGCGAGTAGCTCCGGGACCGTGTACCCGAGATGCGCTGCTAGGCGGAAGTAGAACCGGTGCTCAGGGTCGTCTCGGATTTTCCCGCCGCTGCCTCCACGTCTTCCTTTCGGAGACCGGAGAGCCGCATGGCAATGTCGCCGAGCCGGTCAAGGACAGCACCGGACTTGGCCGAGAGAGCCTTGATGTCCTTGTCACTGAACAGACGCTCGCCGGACTCGTCGACGAGACAGCGAGAGATCAGCTTTGCTAGCTGGTCCGACATGTTGAGCCGCTGAACAGTGCCGTTCGGACTGAGCACGACCATGGAAGCCTGGTAGGAGTTGCGGTCAGCGCCGGTCATACCAGCGATACGGACAGTGCCGCCCCACTCGGGAACCTCAACGTCCTCGTAGTGCTTATCTTCGGCGCCTAGGATGGCGTCACGGTTGAGCATGGACATTGATCAGGCTCCAGGGGTGATGGTCGGCTTGCCGGTGACCTTCCAAGTCAGCGTGGCCGCTAGCTTGTCGTCGTACGGGGCGTCGGGCTCGAACCCGGTCAGCAGTGCACCGAAGGTCCACGTAGTGCCATCCGGGAAAACAATCTTGTAGTTGCGAGGCGTGGCGTCCTCAAAGTCAGTGACTAGATCGTCGTGCTCGTCGGGCTGGTAGTTGACATCAGCGGAGCACTCGCCCGGATCCTTCAGGCCACCGACGAATTCCATCCACCCGTTAGCGCTGTCGTGCGACGTGACGTCGAGAGTCTCGCGGCTTAGGGCAGGCGGGGTAAGCGCGGTGACGTCGGCAATGGTGGTGAACACCTCAGTGCCCGCACCGTCACCCCGCTGTAGCTTGGTTCCGAACGCGTTGATTCCAGACATGTGTTACTCCTCCGTGATGACGGTAAAGCTGATGACGATGTGGCGAATGTCCCCCGGAGGCTCCGGGTCAACAAGTGCTTGGGTTGATGTGTAGCGAGTGGCGATGTGCGCATACCCACTGACATTGAGGGGCTTTAGGTCGAGCAGCTCAGTTACCTTGTTGGCCAGTGCCAGACCCTCGGAGAATCCGTGAGCCTGCGACCACACATGGATGGTGACCAGGGTCGACCAGCCCCGCGAAGCCAGGTTGTTGTGTTCAGCGTCCGAGGCTTCGCCAATGCGGATGTACGGGTATGCCGTTCCGTCCGGCACGTAGTCGAACACCTTGCCTGCGAGCAGCGGATCAGCGTTCAGCTTGGCGAAGATGGCGGACTGAATTGCGAACAGCGGGATCATCCGTTGATCACTGCGTTGATGGCGTCTCCAATCCGGCGGACTATCTTGCGCTTCTCAGCGTTGAAGGCGGGGCCGAGTGCGGGGCGGGCGGGCATGGCTTGTGTGCCGAACTCCTGCCACACGGCGTACCGGTCGTCCCGGTCTTTCCAGCCAATCTCTGACTTGATCTTCGCGCCGTCCGACATGGTGTAGTCCAGGGAACTCTTTAGGTTCCCGGTGTCGACGTGGACCCGTCGCTGAGCGTTGGCTACTACTTCCTTGGACGCGTCCTCTACCGCCTTGCGAACGGCCTGGTGCAACCGGCTAGTGGTGTGCTCCAACTGCTTGAGCAGAGCCTCACTACCGCTGATAGACACGGACACACCAGACCGACCACCGGCCGCGCGCGGGTGCCTACCCATGTTGGGTCAGCTCGACATCAGCGCGTACGTAGATGGGGCGGGACGGCTCGAACACCGAGAGTACGCGGAAGACTTGGGCGCCATGGCGGATCTCATCTCCCCTGCGCACGTTGGTAGTTGGCGGCATGTGGACGTTGTGCGAGTGCAGTGATTGACCCTGGTCGGCGAGCATGCGCTCAGATGCCGAGGGCTGACTGACCATCGCGCGCGACTCCCCCACCTGAGCCAGTGTGGTGACCTCTCCCCCGGCCCCATCCGGCACAGTCGAAACGCGCCAGATGGTAACCGAGGAATTCAGGAGGCGGTTGACACCCATCAGCCAGCCTGAAGAACGCCCACCGTGACCGAAGTAACGGCGCTGTAGGTGACGTTCGCGCGGCCAGTAACCGGGTCACGGTAGATCGCGTCAAGCGGAAGGAAGCCACTACCGCCCGCCGGAACGGTCAGCGCAGCGTCACCGATGGAAAGACCCTTGAAGGTGCCGGGCGTAACCACAGTGGCAGTGATCGGAGAGGCGCCGCCATTACGGACAACGAGGAAATAGGACTTGTCAATGGGGGCCTGATCGCCACCCGCAGACGCGCTTGCGAAGGTCGGCACAGAGCCGCTGGTCGGGACAGTCTGTACGGTGAGAATTGCCATGTGCCATGTTCCTTAGTGGTTGTGGTGGTGCCGATTTACAGCGATCGAACCGTGACTCCGGCGCCATTGCCGAATCGAGCAGCGAGGCGGTTGCGCTGATACTCGGACAGGCACATGGTCCCGGTCTCGGCGTCCGAGTAGGTAACCGAGTAGTCGCCGATACGCTCGGACGTGATACCGCGTGAGGCAACGTCACCGTTGCGGAGTGCTACTAGTTCCTGCCCGACCAGGCGACAGACGATGTCGACGATGTCAGCAGGTACGACGGGCAGACCATGCATGTACGTGACGACTACTTCCGTACCGTAGTCAAAGCCACAGGAGCGCGATAGAGAGCCGCTCAGTAGCTTGTAGTCCGAGACTGCCACCCCATCAACGACAACGGCTGATACGGCCGTCACGGGGCCGCCGGGTAGGTGCAGGCGTCCGCCCCTACCTTCCAGGGTCACAGTGCTGACTGACTCACTGATAGGCGAACCGGCAGCATCACGGACCAGCGTGGATGCAACGTCGAGATGGACGTTTACCGTGGCGATCTCTTCGGGCGCGACAGTGACGCCACGCGCTTCTAGGTCGGCGATGGTGGCCAACGGTGCAAGTGCCATCGTGGCCACCTTTCTTACTTGGTAGCCGTTCGGCGCTGGACGCGCTTCACGGGCTCAGGCTTGGGCTCCGGCGCGTAGGCGTAACCGCGATCACCGTCACCGACGAGACAAGCGGCCACGTCATCCGGAATCTCGTTCGGCATCCCGTTGGGACCAATGACGAACGCCAAGGGTCAACCTCCAATGTTCAGTTGGGGCCAGGGGGCCACCCACGAAAATTCGTAGGTGACCCACCACAGCCAGTGACTAGATGGACGTCCAGCTAACAACGGCGGTCGGGCGAACAACCTTGGCGCCGTAGACGTGGAGACCACGGAGGCGGTCAGCGAACTTGTCCGTGGCGCGCATGGCCTCGGTCTTCTCGATCTGCGAGACGTACGCGACGGCCGGACGGTAGAACGCAAGCACCTGAGGCTTAGCGGTAACCGGCAGGTTCTCGCTGGTGTAGATGTCAAACCCGAGCAGTCGACCTAGCGCAGCCTCGCGTAGACCCTGAGTGTCACCGGACACGTCAACGTTGGTCAGCTTGGACGCAGCGCTAAGCAGCAGCGCT